ACTGCTCCTATGAATAGCGGCGGTCTTTCAACTCCTACATCAATCCGCGGTAACGTGCTTGGCCTAGATCTATACGTGGATCACCAAATGGTAAGCACAACTATCGATGACTCAGCGTTTATCGTCGCACCGGAGGCTATGACCGTATACCGCTCACCTCAGGCATACATGAGCGTAAACGTTGTATCTAACCTGCAGGTACAGGTCGCGATCTATGGCTTTATGGCAACTATCGTAAAGATGCCTAAGGGTCTAGTCCGTTACAACCTAACCTGAGATAACACCTAGTACCCGGGAGGGCTCTTAGCCCTTTGAGCCCTCCCGGCCTTTAACTTTGAGAGGAGCAGACCATGGCGGCTACATACGTAACCGAGCAAGAGCTACGCGATAACCTCGGTATCCAAGATTTATACCCGGATAGCGTGGTCGAGGAGGTATGCCAAACTGCTCAAGATATCGTCAATCAATTTTTATGGTTTGACTCAGCTCCGGTAGTCGGAGCAACACTCCAAAACAATATAGCTACGGTAATGATCGCTAACCCTGCAATATTTACAACAGGGCAGAGCGTAACCTTGAGTGGATGCGGCTCAACTTTTAACGGTACTTACACCATCACCGGAACGATGCCATGGAGTGCAGGTACGACTAATCAGATCCCGTCGATCGCGTGGAATACCTACGCTTGGAATTGGCCGGCCGGTTATAGCTTTATCCAATTTAGTAAGACCGCATCTGACGTAAACTTTTTTAGGATCCTGCCTTATGGCCAAGCTATCGGATCAGACCTTAAGACTCAGACCTACGCACAAACTCCGGCCGTACGTGAAGCCTCGATGATCCTCGCCGTAGACATATGGCAAGCTCGCCAAGTTTCACAAACCGGAGGCGTATCGGTAGATGGTTTTAGTCCATCACCGTACCGGATGGGTAATAGCATGATCGGCAAGATCCGCGGTCTCATCGCCGGATATATGAGCCCTAACGCGATGGTCGGATAATGACCGCACCGATTACAACTTTAAGAGCCTCGGTCGCTGCGGCGTTAGCTAATGCGAACGTTTGGAATACCTACAGTTTCCCGCCTCCAACTATTACCGCTAATAGCGTAATCGTGGCACCGGCAGATCCTTACTTAACTCCTAACAATAATGAGTATGTAACGATCGCTCCTATGGCCAATCTAAAAGTGATTTTAACGACCCCGCTTTACGATAACCAAGGTAATTTACAAGGCATCGAGACGATGTTAGTAGCCGTGTTTAATAAACTAGCCGCATCCTCGATCGTTATGAATATCGGCAGCGTTAGCGCGCCTAGTGTTTTATCCGTACAAAGCGGAGACCTTTTAACCGTTGATATCAACTTATCAATACTAAGTAGCTGGGAGTAAGTGATGGCATATACAGAGGATGACCTAAAGTTTTTGCGAAAGATCGGGCAGCTCACAGACGAGCCGGCTCCGGTCAAAGTAGCAAAAGTAAAACCTACAACAACAACAACCGAAAGCGAGGAATAGGCCCATGGCCATTTTTCTAAGTAATGGAGTGGTCGTAACCCTTAACTCGGTCGATCTCTCAGATCACGTAACTAGCGCAACTATTAACCGCGTTTTTGAGGAGCTTGAGGTAACCGCCATGGGCGATAGCTCGAGAAAATTTACCAAGGGCCTCGAGACCTCAACGATTACGCTAGATTTTCTAAACGATACCGCTACCGGTGAGGTCCTACAGACTCTCCAAGCTGCTTGGGGTACAACTGTACCTATTACTCTAAAGCAGACAAGCGCAACTATCTCAGCTGCTAACCCTGAATATCAGACTACGGTGCTGGTAAACAATACGACCGACATTAACGGCGCCGTCGGAGACATCTCAACCCAATCGATTACATTTACATGTAACTCACCTATCACAGTAGACACAACAGTCTAAACAAACAAACAAAGGGGCACACAATGGCACGACTCAAAATAACAAGGGCTACCGGTGAGGTATCTGAGCATCAGATAACTCCTCGTATCGAGTATGCCTTTGAGCTCTACGCAAAAAAAGGTTTTCATAAAGCCTTTAGAGATGACGAAAAACAAAGCGACGTATATTGGTTAGCGTGGGAGTGCTTACGCACATCCGGCGAAAACGTTAAAATGTTTGGCGCAGAGTTTTTAGATACGTTATCTAAGGTCGAGGTCCTAGACGATCTACCTTTAGCCTAGGGCGGGACTCTCTAACTTATTTGGTAGCGCAACTATCAATACGGTTAGGGATCCCGCCTCAAGCGGTACTCGATCTCGAGCCCGAGATGTTTAAGATGTTGGTAAAAGTATTAAACGAGCAAGCTGAGGAGGCCCTAAATGCCAGTCGCAATAAAAGGCGTACGCGAAACGGTTAAGGCACTCCGTAAGCTCGATCCTGAGATGTTAAAAGAGATGAACGCAGAGGTACGTGCGGCTATGTTGCCTATCCGGGATAAGGCACGAGGCTACGCGCCAAGTCCTCAACCAGATAACCTTTATATGTGGCGAGAGGGCAGCGTAGGTAAAAAGATAACCGCACGTAACTCTATGTTTAGGACATTTAATACCGAGGGTCGCTTACGTATGTTTCCACTTTATGACGTAGAGACCGTTAAAAAAGGTATTTATTACTCTCAAGCTCCAAGCAAGAAAAACCGTAGCGGATGGCAAGCTCTTTACTTTATAGCTAATAAGTCTGCCGCCGGATCTATTTATGAAACCTCGGGACGTAAAAACCCGGGCGGTGATCCTAATAGTCGATCTAATAACCCGAGTGCCGGTGCTCACTTTATTAGCCGCATGGGTCCACTCTACGGAGATAAGCAAGCCGAGCGCGGTCGTATGATTTATCGCGCTTGGAAAGAGGATCAAGGCAAGGCTCAAGATGCCGTATATAGAGCTATTGAGAAAACCGTAGATAACTTTAATAATGGCCGCTACGGCGTAGCTACTTATGGTTTGGCGGCATAATGGCAAGCGTACCTAATCTAATCGTATCGGCCGTAGCCGAGTGGAACGGTAAAGCTCTAACTAAGGGCTCTACTCAGATAAACAAGTTTGAGAAAACCGTAAAAGGTTTGGGTCGTACCCTTGGCGTTACTTTTAGCGCCGCTGCACTTTTAGGCTATTCTAAAAAAGCCGTAGCAGCTTATGGCGAGCAGATCGCAGAGGCTAAGCGCCTCGATACCGCTTTACGTAACCTTGGGTTTAATTTTGCTACCGCTGAGGCAGAGGGTTACATCGATGCCGTCGAGCGAGCTACAGGTATTAACCGAGACCAATTACAACCGTCATTTATTGAATTGGCTCAGCAGACAAAATCTACAACTCTAGCCCAATCAATGCTAAATACCGCGCTAGATATCTCAGCTGGTACGGGCATGGATTTAGCCTCGGCTACTAAAATCTTAAGTCAGGCATACGTAGGTAACTACAAAGGCCTCAAGCAATTAAATCTAGGTTTAACTAACGCCGAGCTCGCATCTAAATCATATTTAGAGGTAGAGAAGCTAATCGCCACGCAATACGCCGGCCAATCAGCTCAAGCGGCAGACTCTTACCAAGGCTCATTAAATAGACTTAAGATCGCAGCTGAGCAAGCTAGCGAGCAGATCGGCCAGAGCCTCGTATCTGCACTAAGCACATCATCCGGCGGCATGGATAAGCTCATCGATAAAGTCGATAACGCGGCAGACTCTATCTCCGGTCTTATTACTAACGTAGCCGTCTTAGCTAAGGATCTAGGCGATTTATTTTCTAGCCTACCGGGCGCGGGTGTGCTCGATAATATCCAAAGAGCCGTACGTAACCGCCTAGGTAAACTATCGATCGGTAACTTACGTAATCAAGTAGATATCCTCAAAGGCCGTCAAGGTGGTTTCCCTCAAGGCGTACCTCAGGATCTAAGAAACCTGCAAGCTAATACCGAAAAAACTAAGATGGACAAAGAGGCGCTAAAGCGCCAAAAAGAATTAATCGCTTTACAGAAAAAAGCGCAATTAGCGGAGAAAAATAAATTATCGTTATCAAAGGCGGCGGCGGTCTTTGACACTACTCGTATCTCCATCGCGGCAGCTTTACAAGCTACGTATGATAAAGAGACACGTCTACGCCTTGAGGCGCTTATGGCGATCGAGGACGATAACGGCGAGCTTGCTCTTAAGAGAATTAACGAGCTAGCCGCTTTACAGAAAAACGCAGACCTCGCCAAACTAGCCGGCGTTACTCAGATTAAGGACGAGACTTTATCTGCTCTTAATACTCAGCTACTCGCAGAGCTTAAGGTTATTAACGATAGCAAGATGGCCGAGAGCGAAAAAGAGTCAGCTCGACAGATCGCTTTTGGTAAGTATAACGAGGCTATTACAAAGGCCGGCGAGCTAGCAGCTAAAGAGCAATACTCCGAGCGTACTCAGATCCAACTAACCGAGATCGCGCGCTTGGCAGCTATGAGTAATACTACAAACGCTCTAAAGACTGCCACTATGTTACGTGAGTCTGCTGAGTTATCTATGATCGATCGGGTAGCAGCTGCGCAAAAGAAAGCCGACGATGCGCGACTAAAGGCATTACAAGAGTATGCCGCGTTATTAGGTAAAATCGGCAGCGGAGGTAATGTAGGTGGCGGCGGATCG